TTCCTCTAATACCTTATTTAATTTTTCACATCTAAACAATGAATCAGGCCTTCCATCTACTACACCGTTATATCGTTTAATGTTCTTACACATAATACAAGCCTTGTTATCTTCGTTTGCTAAACATGTTGCTAAATGTTTTTCCATGTTTTCTTCTTCATATGTGTGATATTCCATACAACAATTACATCTATATAATTCTACTTTTTCGTATTTCATATTAACTCCTTATATTAAAGAGGGGGAAAATCAATTCCCCCTAGTTATATTATTTTGCTTGTAATTTTTTTAGTTGTTTTCTAAGGTCTGCATTTTCTTTTTTAAGTTTACTAATATCATTAGTATCCTTAGTTTTTTCAATAATTTCGCCTTTTGATAATTCCACTTCCGTAAAACCATCATCTTTCAACTCGTTGATTTTTCTAATATTTTTATCATCAACTCTTCTCATTTGCCCTGATTTCTTTAGAAACATATTGTTTCCTCCTCAATTATTTTATTCTGCTTCAAATATTGCATAAATTGTGTCATCTGCCGTAATAAGGTCTGTTGCAATTACCATTACTGCTGCTGCATCATCGTATGCCCATCCTACGAATACATTATCTGTTTTAACCGGGACTGGTATAGAAGCATAAGATAATATTGTTGTTCCAATATAAGCATCTTCTACTACTATATCTGTTGTAACTCCAGCCACGTTTCCTGTGTTAAGATCAAACGTTAGGCTCGTTACTCCCCCGTTGCTGTGTCTTTTCTATGTACATAAACACCTTTTTGTTTATTTGTAGGAATAATTAAATCATGATGATTTCTATAAAATACTAGGTTCTCATCACTTTCTTGATTGTTCATCCAACCAATAATTTTAGATACTCTACGTTTTGTAATTGCGTTTAAAGCACCTTTATCTGCATAAATAAAGTTTAGTTCTTTTGATGTTCCACCGATTGGCTCAAAATGTCCTGCTTCTTGTCCTGATGTTGTACCATCATTTAATTGGATAACATCATAAAATCTTCCTTTTGGCACTTTAATAATTGGTGTCATACCATCTAGTAAATTAATTCTACGATTGATACCATTAACTGTTACGTCTCCTGCATCAACTCTACGTGCTACTGCTGTATCTTCTTTTAACAATTTGTAGAAGGCATAAGAAGCCCACATGATTCTGTTTTCTTCTCCTACTTCATTATCTCCTAATACCGCTTCTGCTGCATCGTATGCTGCTAATGCCCCAGTTGTTAAGTCTGCTGTCACTACTGTTCCACCTGCTGCTGCTGCTGTATACATTTCAGCGAATCTAATTGCATCAGTTTCAGGAATTTCTTTTGTTCTTACGTATTCACTTGCTAATGTCATAAATGTTCTTGCACCTAATTCGTCATCATCAATAATATCAACACCGAATTTTCTCCCACGATCATATGCTAACGTGTGTGATTCCCATGTAACTGTTACTGCACCTTTATTATAACCTGTTGCTCTGTCATAATCTGCAGCACCATCTAATACATATTTAGGTAATTTAACTGTTTTTGCACCATCAAACATCATGTTTAACGGATTCATTTCTAAGAATGAAGTAAGTGATTCTCTTTGATAAATCTCATCTAATAACGGAATATACTTTGTAATTTTCTCTGCGAATGTGTTTGCCATAATTTTCTCCTTTTAGTCTTTCAATCCCATCGCTGCTCTCATCGTTTTGTCTTCATCATCTAATGTGGCAGTTCCTCCAGTGGGAGTTGATACACCTTTTTGTTTTTTATCTAAGAACTCTGGAAATTCTGTTTTAACTAAGTCTAATGCACTTTCAAAGTCGACATCTTCGGTCATACGGTTTTCTGCTTCCAAAACAACCGCTCTTTGAAACTTGCCTATAAACCCTTTACTTGCAACAACTGCATTACGCTTAAGCCCTGTTAATTCACCTGTTAATGAAGTTGTGCTTAATAATAACTCGTCGTTTTGTTTCTTTAATGTTTCAAATTCTGTACTCAATGTTGAATTTTGTTCACTTAATTCGGTTGCACTCGCTCCCATTCGTTTGACGTGTGCTTTGAATTGGTCTACATTTTCAACTCCTTCAATATTGTTTTCTTTGATGAAATCATTAATAGCATCATTTGAAAGCCCTGCTTTTAATTCTTCTAAGTCAGGTTTCTCTTTTGCTACATATCCATCTACTTGTGATTGTAACTTTGCTTGTGCTTTTTCTGCATCAAAGCCATCATCTGTTTTGAACTCTTCCATAATTGCACTTAAATTTAAACCAAATTTACTCATATTCACTCCTCTTTATCATCTTGGATAAGATGTCACGCCCTTTGTTTCAAGGAAAGGCTCGCCCCAATTTTTTATATTTACTTACTTTTAACATAAGTTAAATAACAACGTTCATTTATTGTTTCTTTTAACGGTAATGATTTATCGCCAGGATACATGGCGTATTTGCCACCTACTAAGAATTTACTCTCAATAGGTATCGTTCTACCCTGTAACCTTTTATGTGTTGGTCTTACTCTGCTATCGGCTTGTGTATTCCATTTCTTATGTGTGTAACCAAACATAGAATGTTGTTTCATTTTAATATCTTCTTGTAATCTCTTTATTTCCGTTTTCATTACTCTTTCAACCCTAGCCTCAACTTGGCTACCGTACTTGTTAATCATGTTTTCTCTTACTTCTGGGTAAGTTTGATTTCTTTCAACATCTATCAACTTGCCACCACGATCAATTTTTGTTATGATTTTTTTATTTAATTCGTTCGTTAAATCTTCCCTCATTGCTTTTGCTAAGTTAGATTTAATTTCTTTATTAGTAACATCGAATTGTTTAGTTGCTACTTTTAAGCCTTCTCCTAATACCTCTTTGTTTCTCATAAAGTATTGTTTAAAGGATGGCAATATTTGTTTATCTCTAGCGTTCAATCCCCTTGTGTTACCACTTGCAACTGCGTTAGACAGTATTTGAGTTTTCCTGGCAACTAATGTTTTGTTATGTTTATAAAACGCTAAGATAGCAATTATAGGGAATAACATTTCTTTATCATCTTTGTCTAATTTTTGTTTCTCTATAACATTAGTCACACCCGACAGCACTAAACTTGTATATGCTTGTATTTTGAAGTTATCTGCTCTTATAGGTGTTCCTTTAATTATTTTGGATATTTCTTTTTTTGTCTTTTCTTTTTTTTGAAATGACTCGTTAATCACTTTCTCGTAATACACTTTGTACGCTCTGCCTTGATTAACAACTGAATATCGTAAGAACTCTTCGTTGTATTTATCAATCTCCATCGCCTTTTGAAGTGGTGTCATTTATATCACTCTTCTTCTTCGATAACTTCATCATCTTCAACTTCCATATCTCCAAAGCCAAACTTAAGTTTTTCTAACGCTTGTGCTTCTTCATATAGTTTGATTGCTTCTTTTTCTTCTATGCCCATTTCAATAGCAATATATTTGTATGGGGGAATCCACCCTTTATCTGCCATTTGTTTAAGATTCTCTTTTTTAGTTTCATCATCTACAATAATTGAATCTTTCCAATTTATCTTAATATCTTCCATTTCGAATTTTAAGTTTTCATTCAGCTCTTCATTTGCTAAGTATTTAATTAACATAAACAAGTCTTTCCAATCTCTTGACACATTACGTTCTATTTCTTTGATTGTGCGTGCTGTATCGCTCTTCTCGCTTATTACCTGTGTCGCTGTAACAATCGACTTACCATCAAAGCGTAATGCTCCTGCTGTGATTCCTATATTTACTGATGTGATATCAATATCTACATTAATTGACATGATTTGTTGTTCTGTTCTCAGCTGCGGTGCGTATGCTTGAGGCATTGAACTTTCCATATTGCTTCCATGATATACGAATATATCTTTTTGTTTTGGATTATGATGTTTGTATGTTGTTAATCCATCACCAGTTACAACTCCATCCATATCTAATGCACCTTCTGGAACTAACTTTTGAATACTACCATACACAATATCTCCGCCTTTAGCCTCGTATGACTCATCTGCACTTTGAATCGAGTGTAGTGTATTCATGAATATACCTAATCCACGTGAATTATCTTCTTCTATGTTATTATCATTTGAATTCTTACCTAATATAAATGTTGGTACAGTTAGATTGTTATATATCTCTTCGCCGTTTTCTATCTGTTCACCAAATATCACCGTTGATACCTCTAAATTACATCTATTACCTAGTTTTTTGCTTTCTTTACTTTTATATATTTCATATACAACCTTACGTGTATTCTCATCTTCTCTTAAATGCCATTCTAATCGCCTGTATACTATTTTTTGTTTCTTTTCCATTACTTCTTTAGTAGTTAAGAAAACGCCTTCTACACAATTACCTTCTTCTATTTTCGTTGCAATAAACATTGTACCTTTTACATAGTCTATTTTAATTTTGTTATCTTTTATGTACGGTTTTAAAATATAATCTCCTATGTTTAATTTAGCACCTTGTAATTTCTTTTCTCTTCTATAAAAGTCGTTTTCCTTTATTACATTTTGCATATAGGTTAAAGACTTAGTATCTGGCCCAAAATCAATTTGAGGTTCTTCACTATACATATTGTCTAAAATATACTTGGTGATTGTATACGGCAAATTAATAGTCTTTCTTGATATTAATCCATTTTTCCACCAATAATCACTGTAACTCTCAAACCTTCCCATATTGTATGAACTATCTATTCCTGTTATGAATTGTTGAGGTACATACCCTTTGTAAATGTATTTACCTAATAATCTGTAATACCATCCAATGTCTTTAAATTGCATCAATGTATAAAATTGGTCTTTTACTACACTAGGCATTCGGTTCAACTCCTTTTTTAGCCATTGCTTTAACAACCGCATTCTTAATTTTATTGTAATCCATTATGAAACTATACTCGTTCCCATCTAAACTATCTATATTTTGTGAACCATTATCAACTCGTTTACCTTTAAACTTTCCATCTGTACCACGTTTACATTGTGATATTGCTTTCCTCAACTCGTAATTAGATGGATGGTCACTTATTTTTTCAATTCCTGCTGCTAACATAAAATTATATATCATGATTCTTTCTTCTATGACATCAGTATTCTTTTCATGCGGTTGCTTAACTACCGATTTAACTCGTATATAGTTTATACCTTTTTGCTTTAATATCTTCTTTAACATTTCTTTATACGTTTTGTTTGCACTGTCTACCCATATATCTAACATCTTGAATTTAAACTCTTCTTTCCAGTGTTCGGCACATAGTATTAAATCATCTACATAATCATCAACTTGTTTTTCTCTGTTTACTGCTTTAATGAATGGTAAGCCTCTAACTTGTCTTGTAACACCATTCTTATGATAGTAATGTCTTAACCCTCTTGTATATCTCCAATCGTTCGCTGAACCTCTTAGAGTGAATGTAGTCCCATCTGTTTCACCATAATCAATTCCTATGTAATATCTTGCAAACATTTTTCTATCAATTAGATTGTCTGCTTCTACGTGTATTGACTCATTCCATTTCTTATATACCATCCCACTTAATCTTAATGGTAGGTTCAAATATATATGATTATATAAGTCTATATCTATTGATTTGATCGCTTCCGCTTCTTGTATAAACATCTTACCTAACCATTCAGGTGGAACGGTTAAATAGGTTGTGTTAGTATGCTCAAAATCTTCCCTCTTAGACATCTTTTCTTTCCAATCGAATATCCAATGGTAGGTATCATCTGGAGCATTCCAACTATATAGAGTTACAAACCAATCATCATTCCCTCTTGCAAAGGTTGCTGATATATGTAACAATTCCATTTCATCTTTAAATTGAGTAAGTTCCTCTAGCCATACCATCTTGATAGGTCTATCTTCATCTATCATACCTTTAATATCGTCTATGCTGTCTATACCTGTGAAGTATATAGGATTACCATTTGGCAAATATGTTATCTTAAATGGACTTACTGTCATTTTTAACAACCTACGATCAATTCCTAATCTAGTAAATGCTCTTTGTACTTCTTTATATACACTACGTCTAATCTTATTAGAGTGTTTCCTCATTACAACAATAGCACACTTCTCTTCGGTTATTGCTGTAAACCCAACCTTTAGTGCTTCTTTAGATGTTTTAGTGCTCCCACGTCCGCCCTCATCTGCTTGGTGCATTTTCATTGATAAGAAGTTATTGTGGTAATGTGGTGCTATTATCTCGCTTAACTTTATTTGCATATCTCTCACCGCCTTCTATATCTGCTATGATTACAGGGGCTGTGAATGATTCAGGATTAGTTATCCTTAAATCCAATTCTTTTTCTTTTAAATTAAGTTCTTTTTGTCTTAGTTTAAGGTTTTCAACTTTGAATGCCTTGTCGATTGTGTTACCCAACAACGATACTAAACTTCTTATACCATTAGAATCGAACTCTTTATCTAAGTTGTCCTTGTTGAATATATCTATTATGTTAGAAGTGATTGTACTATACTTAACTGATTTAATCTGTTCTAGTATCATTAAATGACTTTTATCGTTGATTTCCGCAATTTCTTGCAATATTGTACCATAACTTGCAATATTACTTTTATTCGTCAGTATTGACTTAACCGTATTAGGTGCTAAGTTTACCTCTCTACCTATTGCTGAATACGTCTTTAAGTCAGGTTGCAAATAAAAACATTGCTTAACAACATGCTCTGGAGTGCTTTTTCTACCTCTTGCCATTTAATCACCTCTTTTATACACTTTTAATGTGTCACCTATATTTTAGATATAGTATCTTCGTATACATTATACTAAATTAATGCGAGTATTGCAATAAAAAAAGACAGTCCGTAAACCGCCTCTAGTTGTTATCTATTCAAATACTATCCTCCCATCATCTACTAATTGTTGGTAACGATCAATTAAATTGGTGATGCTTACTTTGTTATTCATGTCGCTTAAACTGTCAAACCCATACCCGTAATTAGTTATCCCTTGTGCCTCTCCCATCGTGAATCCTATTTCCATTAACTCCACCTTGCCTGCTGTATTGATGTTTAGACTAGTAAGTACCTCCACCGCTTCAAAGTAAAACTGCACATTCAATATATCACCATCATTAAACGTTTTTTCCTGATTCAATCCAAACGTTATCGATATTGCGCTATCCGTATTGCTTATCTCACTTACAATTATATCATCCGTTAGGCTACTCACTTCAATGCTTAATCCATCTTCTAAGATTGTATATGCGTATTGATAAGTTACATACCAACGTTGTTCCTCGTTCTCATCTAGTTCAAAGTATGTTAGCGTGTAATCATCTTTATTGATTAACTCTACAATTATTCCATCACTATATAAAACTGTTTCCCCTACCGTTACAGGCTCGTTTATTACCTTATTCATCACATATGAAATTTGTACCCCTGCATATATACTCCCGAATGTTAGTAATATCCCTAGTATAAATGTTCCTATTGTCTTCCTTTTCATTATTTCTCCTTCTCCTCACGGAATATATATATTATAAATATTATTAGTAATACCATAATTAACATTTACTTTGTTATTCCTCCTAGTGCTTTACGTAGTTTGTTGTATTGATGTGTAGAATTAACTTTCCTACGTTGAAATCCTGTTTCTAAATTATAATTACCTAATTCATCCAACGTTTTAATTAATGATGTTGTATCTTGTAGTGGACATTGTGGGTGGCGCTCATCAATGTTGCTGCCTACATACGCTACCCATAAATCATCTTTTATAGGTACAAACGGACATATAAAACAATCTCCTACAGTGTTAAATACCTGAAACCTACATTCCCCACAACTACTCGGTGTATCTACTATTAATATTGATTTGTTCATACTATTCTACTTTCCTTTCTCTACTTTTACATACATTACAAATATAATAGCACTTAGTTTCTCTTGTATCGTCGCTTCCGCATGATTTACATTGATGAATCGGCTCGCTAAATGGTTCTGTTTCACTCAAATACATATCACTAATATCAATGCTGATTACTTGGTTACCTTCGAATATAATCCAAATATTGTAGTTAGAATTGCCAACGGTAATAGTGGCGTGTAATAATTTTCCATTTGTAAGCTTTGCTATTTCGTGAACATTAATCGTTACATTATTTCTTGTTGCAATAAATGGTACAGTTTCTTCGGTAAATGGTAGTTCATTCTTAATTACTAACTTATCATATTCAAATTTAATTCGATTTCGTTCATCTGTCATCTTGACATACTTATTATTCGCCTTAGCGTTCTCAACTTCTAATTTATTACACTCGTCTAGTAATTCGTTATATGTGCTTAAATTGACTTGTGAGCCTTTTTTATTTAACTTACTACAAATTAACCACGTTGCTATAAACAATGTAATATAGAGTGCTGTGGTTACTATATAGACTAATTCTATACTATCTATGATGTGTAATGTGTATAGTGCTGTGCTAATTCCGTATGATATGAATATTAGTGCTAGTTGTGTTGTTATGAATTTAATTGTTTTCATTTCTATTTCTCCTTAGAGTGTGTCTTTGCTAATTCTCTTTTATATAATCATATATATTTGTTTGGATCGTTTCATACTCAATTCCTAGTACGTCATAACTCTCTTTAAAATATTTTATAATGTAATCTCTCCTATTCTTTGGTAATAAATCTAGTTCTTTTTTTGTGTTTCTACCATATGGACACCCCATACAACCTGTGCGTGTTACAAAATCATATACTTTAGGAGATGGAATATCATATTCTTTATGAATTGCTTCAAATAATACGCTATTCATATCGTGAAGTGGTGTAAATTTACCGCTAGTAGTAAAACAAGATGTGTATTGTGCTTTTCTTAACATCCCTTCGTCACCTCTTACACCTATAATTGGTAGTAGACCACTTTCTTTTTGATATTTAAGTGCAGGTTTTTTCTTTAAATAACTACAACATTTATTTGACACTTTATGCAATTCGCCATCTAGTAATAATGTGCGGGCTTGTTTGTTTAGATTAAATTTAATGTTATCTCCATTTACCGCCTTCATCAATGTTTCACTTCTAAGCCCCCCTTGATAACGTTGTATCATTTCGTCTTGGAAC